ATATCGCCGCGGTAGATCTGGACGATGTCGCGGCCGCGGGCACGCCAGTTCTTCTCGGCACGCTCGGCGTCGGAAAGCGCCCGCTCCCACCAGCCGGTGTCAATCTCCGTGGTATCGGTTACGGCAACCGGGGGGACGTCGGGGCGATCGGCCTCGGGGGAGACCGGCGCAACATTCGGAGGGCGCTCTTCGCTCTTGTCGAAGGACGTCGAGGGCATCGTCGCTCCCGGCGGGGAGCGCAGGGTTCATGGAGGTATAATCCTAGGCGTCGAGTTCGTCCAGCTTCAGCGCGTTGCGAACCAGCAGCGGGTTACGGTCCTCGTCGGCTTCGAGACGGTTGCCGAAGGGCCTGGACATGCAGGCGTAGCGGATGTCGTCGGGAGCGTGGTCCTCGCTCTCGGTATCAACATCCTCCGGGCGGTTCTCATCGTGTTGCATCATCGGGATGGTGCGGATTGCCGCCCGGCAGTGATCGAAGAAGAACATCAACGGATCACCGTCGGGCGTCCCCTGCAGCCGCCATCTGACCTGATCCCAGCCGCCCATTCTTTTGGGGGTGGAGACGCGGGAGTTGTCGGCACGGCGGAAGAACACCCCGTGTCTGGCTAAGGTCTCACCGATTGAAGGTCCGGAGACGACGGCGAAAGCAGCGGGATCAAGCACGCCGTAGGATATCTTTTCGCGCTGCCCTTTGTCGTTGGTCTCGCGCTGCACGATGCCTCGGGCGACCGTATCGGCAGGCAGCTGCAGTCCCTTGTTATCGTGTCCATCGGCACCGTACCACTCGCGATAACGGACCAGAGCGCCGCGGGGAAGAGTTTTGCCGCGGTAGAGCATATCGTCCTGCACAACCGCCCACCAGCCGATCGAAAACGGAGAGGCAGAACCCCAATCCATGCTACGGAAGCGGATCCAGTCGGCGGGGATGGGGAAGGGAGCGATGACATGGCGTGCCGGTTCAAACTCGGGGAAAAATGCGCCTTCGATGATGCTCCAGTCACCGTTGAGCCAAGCACGGACCAGAGCCGGAGAGCCGGCAGCGCGCAGCCGGTTGATGTAGTTCGGATCACTCTTGAGCAGCGCCGGATTATCGTTGATTTTGGCTGGAATGAATACCCGGATCAGACCCGTCGCGTCGTCCTTGACGGGATTGTACGCGCCGTTGTCGATCACCCAGGACTTTACCCAATGATGACCCGGACCGCCGGGGTTGCAGGTGGCTCTGAACTGGCAGCGGGCGCCGCTGGTTGTTCTCAAGGTCGCAAACAACTTGAAGATCCCGGCGTTTGAGGCGTACTGGGTCAGCTCCTCGACGTAGACGCGGGTGAGGCTCCAGCCCTGGTAGTTCATGGCGTCGGCGTCGTTTTCGAGATAGGCCATATGCAGCACGCCGCCGTTTGAAAATCTGAACTGCTTCTCCTTGTCCTTCCACTCGGCGGCACCGCCGTACATCTGGCGGGCCATGTCGATGGTGTCCTTGAGATCCTCGCGCGAGCGGCGGATCATCAAGCCCTTGGCGTGCGGGCCCCAGTCCTCGGCATGGCACCAGAACTCGCCGAGTGAGGCGAACGACTTGCCACCTCCTCTGGCACCGCCGTAAACCACGATGTCGGCCGGACAGGTCAGGAAGTGATGCTGCGGGCCGGGCTGCGGCTTGAAGCCGGTGACGATCTTCAATGACTGAGTGCTTTCCACGCATCGAAGGTGTCTGGGAGCCCTTTCAACAGAATAGCGGCTGCATCATGCTCTACGCCCTTCTCTCGCATGCACCGGGCGAGAATATCCCGGCTGGAATGGACAAACGAGATGGGAACCCAGCCGCCGCGTTCTTCGCTGCGCCGCCGCATCAACGTCCACTGCACGCCATCACTGGCCAATGCCCAATGTCCCGCTTCCCTGAATACTCGATCGGTCAAAACAAATCCTCCGCGCTAGGTATACTGGTACCCTCATCCTCAAAAGGGGACCCAATTGGAGCAGAATGTGCGCGTAACGGAGGGGTCCCGGTTACCGGCCGGGTTGGGGCCCCGTTTCCGGTTTCACCCCGGGCCTCATGCACGCGAGCCCCGTCAAGATCACTACCTAAAGCTGTAGCCTCAATGAGAAGGCCCGAGCCCGAGCCTTGAGGGCTCGGGCCCTCGTTCCTGGGCCCTGATGTGAACGGTGGAAGTTCGGCTATCCAGGCGGAGAGCGCGCGCTCGGCGGGCGCATCCGGCTCGCGTGACGGCCGTCGGATCACGTCGAGCTGGGCCCTGTCCACAACGAGCCCGTAGAGCCTTGCCAAGGAGAACGCGGCGTTGTGAGCTGGCGTGAACTCGTTGGAATGGATGGCGCCCGCATAAACTCTTTTCAACATGTCAGTAACCTCAGAAAGGCTTACAGGCGGATGTGAAGCCCTTGCTTTGAGGATGGCCTTGATGCGGTCCTGAACCCGCTGCGTCTGATACAAATCAAAAGCTGAAACCCGTTTGTCCTTGGCAGTAAACCCCGCAGTCCTGAAAGCCAAAGCCACAGACAAACCATCGGCAATCAAAAGGCAAAAACACTCCTCCCTCTCGTCAGTAAGCCCGACACCTATCGGTACTACTACGGGGTTATTTTTTCGCATTTTCTTGTAGAGGGGAGTTGATATCAACATTTCGTCGTGCTATAACCCTTTCATCAACAACGGAGCTACCCATGACCAAACACACCACCGACCAGTTCAGCCGCCACAGCTACCGGAACTATACCATCGAGCCCTGGTATCTCACGGGCACGAAGCAGGTTCGCAGCTGGAGCATCTACAACCGCTATAACAGCATGTACGACTGCAAGGACGGCTTCAAGACCATCGATGAAGCGGTTCAGTACATCGACAAGCATTGCGCCTAAGGAGTTACCCAGATGCATAACTACCTCGCCGCTTCCCGCACCGCAGGCTACTCGGGCTTCGTGCTCTACTGGCCTACAGCCAACACCCTGAAGAACACCGTGTGCTCGGTGTGGATGGTCCCTGGCACATTCGAGCACGATTGGGATAATCGCTAACATGCTGACCACTTCCACGCCCATCCCCACCTCATTACGCGGCAAAGTCCGCGCCTTAGTCAAGGCCCATGCCGATTGGCATGGGTTCCTGACCGAAAAGAACATCGTCTCGGCAAGCGCCAGGAACGCTGACCTGTTGGAATTTGCACTGCGGCATCCGACACTCACAGATTGGATTGAGCAGATGTTGACAGGCTACGCGCTGGCACGGCCAGCGGAGAACGCGACAACGCTGATGCTGGCGCGGCGGGTCGAAGCGCTGCTGCAGACCTATACGGCCAGGACCGCTGCCAAGCCCCGTGTACGCGTCAAGGCAGGCTCACAGAAGGAAATGACATGACCAGGAAAAAAGCTACCATCAAGGACCGCAACACCCTGTTCGACATCCTGTCGCGCAAGCTCGATCGTGGCCAGAGCATGGCCCTCCACGCCAGCCACCGGCTTGAATACGCCGCGCGTGAATTCGAAGCTGAAGGTCTGGTTCAGATCACTGATGCCGGCATACGCGATGGCGAAATGTTCCGAATCATCCGGAACTTCTGAGCGCCCATATGAACAGCGCGTTGCCCCAGTGATCCAGCACGGCAGCGGCCCGCCAGCACAGGCGGGCTGCAGTCGTTAGAGCAGCCTTACGCAGACTTGAACTATTCAGCAGGGGATTTTATCCCAAGCTCCCTTTGAAGATCAGCGATTTTCCTTTCCATACGATTAAGCTCCTCTTCGCGTTTCATACGTCGAGCAGTCGCTATGGTCGCCTCGGTAACAACCTCGACAACCTTCGCTATCAAGTCAGGCTTCTGCGTAAAGCGTTTGGCTTGAAAGATGATGGCATCCATCTTTGCCTTGGCTATGGCTTCCTCATTCTTGTGGTTTTGTACGTCATAATCCCGATAATAAGCCCGCATATCCAGGTTCGAAGCTAGTTCATCTTTCAAAGCTAGATAAGCCATCTCGTCAGCTATGTTGTCGTCTTCAGCATGGAATTGATGTAGAGGTATTATATTACGTCGCATATTTTTCGTCCTTTCAGCAGGCGGTATCATAATGGGGAAAAAGTGACCCAAGTGACCCAAGTGTGTGTTTTTCTAATAATCCCCTTACTACGATATACACGTCTAGTTTTGCTAGTAAGGAGAAATACTGGGAAATCCACACTTGGGTCACTTGGGTCACTTCCTATGCACGTTAAAATACATTTGCTCGGCTATCAGGTGTGAATTTGTACCCCCACAAGACTGAAGAACCGTCAAGCGTGCTGAATACAAAATCTTTGGCCTTCATCTTTTTGATCAAGGTGGATGTGTTGACCGGGGTCATGCCGTATTTGCCTTCACCACACCTAAATGCATCCCATGAGCTGAACAATTCTGTCGATTTCAGTTTAGCCCCTGGCGTGGGGTCCGGCTCAAGCGTATCCAACCATCGCTGGAATGGGTCTAGCAACGTATGATATTCCTTGGTTGCGGCCTCAACGCTCTTGGCTGCTGGAAAACCGCCGAGTGCCCAGTATTTGTCCAGCCCTGTCAGCGCCCAGCGCAGGATCGCCTCATATTCACCTCCAAGCTTCCGCGACAGCTGCTTGTCGATGACCTTGGGTTTTGCGGTCAGCGGTATGGCCATCAGCCGCCGCCGGATGCCCTCATCCATGTCCTTGACCACGGGCTCACCATTCCCCGACACATCCACCTTAGCCGTGGACTTGAACGTAATCGGGTTCTGATGCATGCGGTTTGCTGTGATTGCGTCATCACCGGTCAGCATCTTCATTATCAGCGCGTCCCATACCGCGTCCTGCGGAACGTCCGTCACGATCGCCAGCCGCACCCCCGCCAGCACCGCCAGCGGCGCCAGATGATACCCGCCCTGTTTCTCAAACAGCAGCCGGTGATCCATTTGGGTTCCATACTCGCCCCATACCGAACGCAGCGCGTTCAGGTACACGCTTTTGCCGTTGCCTCCCGAGCCATGATAGAACGGCATGATGTACTCATCCATCAGCCCGGTCAGGCAATAGCCGGCCCGCACCTGCAGCCACTCCTCAAGATCGGTCTTGCCGTAGGTGAATTCCTGCAGGAACCGTGACCATTGCGGATGCGACGTCCCTGCGGGCGCCGGATCAACCCACATCGCCTTGGACACCATCTCCGAGGCTCGTCCTCGCCTTATTTCACGCGAAGCTTGAGGCCCGAGGTCAATCACCCCTGACGGCACTCCCAACAGCAGCGGTGCCCGATCAAAATCCGTAGACTTGGCAATCACTGAGACATGCAACGCTGCAGCGCGAGCGATATGCTCGATGAACTTCACCGATCCGAGCTTCTTCGAAACCTCGGGATCCAACGGCCGTTTCTTGCGCGCATTTACCAGTTCCAGCACTCGCCGGAACATGTGATCCCCTGTCCATTCCCGCCAGCGCCCCGTGTCCGGGTTGAACTCACGCCAGTCGCCGCGCCCTACCTGCTTAACCGTGCCGCCGAGATACTTGACCACTTCAATTGCTGAGCGCTCTTGATCCGCAAAGAACTCCACCTCATCAAAAGGGTCCGGAGGCTCCACCCCATCATCGAACACCGCCATTTCACGCAACTGCCACGCCTTGTACCCTGCAGGATCAGCCGCTTCAGCTTCCGCTAGCAGCTCCTTGCCTGATGTCGTAACAGTCTTGCCGTTGCTGGTGAGCGACTTCCACACCCGTTCGGTTTCGTCCGGGTCATAAGCTTTCGTATTCTTTGCCGAAAACTGCAGGAACGCTTCCCGTCCCTGTTCCTTGTCGATGGCTATTCCATAAAAACGCTGCGCGTGCGGTTCCCACCAACAGTAATCCTGTTTCAAGTTGGGGATCAGCGCCGCAAGCCCTACGACATCACGAACCGAGCCGCCCGAACCGCCTGTTGTAGCTTCCGAGGCTACATCCGGGCCTGTGTAGCTCGCGAGCATCGCGTCTACATCCAGCACATCTCCGTCTACCAGCTTGGTCAGCTCCACATCATTGCCGCGCTTGACGTTCCGCCCAAACGGCGCGCGAAACAGATGGCTGGGAGGAGTGCCGTCAGGCTTCGCCCCGATGATCCTGTCCACTACGCTTCGGAATATCTTCCATTCTTTCTTCAGCACCGGCCGGGATAGCTTGAACCAGTAATGATGATTATCCGGGGACGTGCGGATAATCGCGCTCTCGGCACCTAGCCGCCGCGCCTGCTCCGGCGTCACCTTAGATATTGGTTCCCCAGTAAAGATGTCGATCGCAGTGCCGACATCATCCAATACCAGCGCCGCCACTTCCCGCACCGTGTCGCCGGTATTTCTCTCGGCTTCAGGCCCGAACCGTCCGGGCGTGAGGTAGCAATCAATGCTGTGGTTAATCTTGCGCCAGCTTCGTCGGTATTTCGTGGGCTTGAGATTGACGAAGAATATGTCCGATGGGTCATCGGACCCGAAAAAGGCTTGCAGGAACCGGCCAGTGCCGTTATCAGTTGACATATCGGTCGTTCTTTCTTTGACAGGACGGGACACCGCCTTCTGTGCGTGGAAACACATGAGGGATTAGCTCAAGGCGGGGATTGGAGCCTACCAATCCTCGCCTTTTCTTTCAATTGTTACGCTTTTACAGCAACCCCATATCTGGACATCAGCTTCACCTCACCCGCTATCGGTAGGCCTCCAGCCCACGAAGGCGACTGACGCACAAGTTTTTCCAGCTGTGAGGATACTTCATTTGAAGTATCCATCCTGTAGACCAGCTCATCGTGCACGGTCATGATCGGCGCCATCGACAGCCGCTCCGAAACCCGCGTCATCGCCTCGGCCATGATGTCCCTGGCCACGGCCTGGGTGGCGTTCTCGGCCAGTGTCCCGCCCCAGGTCCGCCGCTCCACCCATTGCCCCTTCTCCTCACCCCAATACCGTATCGCCCCGGTCTCGTCGATCCGCGGCTTGTGGTAGTACAGGCATCGCCCGCTCGGCAGCCGCAGCTTGAGCGTCTTCGCGGTTGCGGATAGGGTGATGGTAGACGGCAGAACCGGAAATTGCCGCCCACGCTGCAGGATTGCCCCTCGTGCAGCTGCTTCGATTGCGGTCCAGAACGCCGTAATTCGATGGTTCTGCCGTCGCCACTGGTCCTTGAACCTCGAAGCCTCCTCCAGCGTCATCCGCACCCCGTAGGCCTTCCAGGCGGTGTCCTTGAGCTTTCTGGCACCCATGCCGAAACCCAAAGCCAAAATCAGGACTTTCCCGAGCTGCCTGTTGCTGCTGCCGAACTGCTCGGCACACCAGACGTAAATGTCTGATCCAGATCGGAACACGTCGAGAACATCTGTTTGCCCCGCCAACCAAGCCAGAACACGGGCTTCGATTTGCGAGAAGTCATAGCCCCACAGCCCCTCGTCTGGATCGGCTCCCAGACAGGCTCTGAGGCTCCAGGAGACGCAATCGAGCGTGGGTGCTGGCGTCAAGGCGTCAAGGGTAGATCCTTCGTTTGAAGTATCTACACCCGCCATCCTGATAAACCGCAGCGGCGAGAACTCCGGCAGCTTCGGTGGCACCCGTGGCAGGTTCTGCGGCTGAATGCCCCTGCCGGACCACCTGCCGGTCCTTGCCGCGCCAAGAAATTGAAATTGTCCCCGCAGCCTGTCCCCGTGGGATGCCATCTCCAGCATCTTGTTGAGCTTCTTGACCGATGCCCGTGCCACTCGCAGTCTTATCCCCAGCATCTCCCCTACTTCTGCACCGGGTAGTCCACCGTTAGTCAACGCTTCTTCCACCGCGGGGCGAGATACGTCGGTGATTTCAAGCCCCTGGCTCTGCAGCCATTTCGTCAACCGCTCGGTCTGGGTGCCGGGTGAGGTCACTTGTCCACCGCTCAGCTCGGCGGCTCGCAACGCTTCGCCCTTCTCCGCAACGCGTGCCGCCTTTATCAGGGTCTGGACGGTGCCGACATCTACCCATACCCCTTCATTGTTCATGCGCCGGTCTACTCTCGACAGCTCCAGCTCCCGATGCGATAGCTGCGGGATCAGGGCGGCTATTTCAGCTTCCGCCATCACGTCCCTTTGGCAGTAGGTCATCAGCATCGCCCACTCTGCCTCGGTCCACCGCCCCTTGGGGTCCTTGGCCATCTTCTTCATCAGCCTATGTCCCACCATGTCCTTGGGAGATTTGATCCCCAGCGCTGCTCCGGCTCGTTCCAGCTTGCCCGGCAGGCCGTAGGCATATGCACGTTGCATGGTACAGGATAAGCGCCGCATCGGCCGGAACCCGTAGTGGATTTCGAGGATGCGCTCCTCGAACGCTGCATTCCAGGCACACCCCAGTACCTTCTCGTCATTCAGCAGCGCGTGCAGCTCCAGCGGCAATCCGCCTCCGTCGTCCAGCCGTACAACTACGGGGTTACCGATTGTCGTTTTCCAGGCTACACATAACGGTCGGAATGAGGGGTGCTCGATGTATCTGTGCAGGCCGACCCTGGTCAGGTCCAGCTCGCAGGCGGTTTCGAAGTCCAGGTGAACATTCATGGCGGGTAGTGTAATCGACAATTTCGCTATTGACAACCCCTACGATTTCACTTATTGTACTCCCCATCGAAACGGAGAGAATAGATGCAGATCAAGATTGTCATGAATACGCTTACCGATAAATCCAAGACTTACGATGTATTACTGATCAAGGATGAACAAGTAATCCGCCTTCCGGCTTACGATCAGGCTTGTGCCCGTCATCTGCGGGATGTCATCGCCAAGGTTGTCGAAGACGACACTGTCGAGCTGGTAGTTTAACCAAAGGAAACTCCCTATGCCCAAGCTTAAGACCCCGATATCGCTCGGCGAGGACCCTGCTCCCGCACTCCCCAACATTCACCCCGTCGATGAACTTGCCGCGCTGCGCGAAGAGATCGCCAGCATGCAGGAGCGTGCCGACGAGATCCGCGACAGCCTGCTGGCCGAAGGCGCCGAGCTGGCCGGCGATTTCCACACCGCCAGGATCACCGAGGCCAAGCGCGAGACCCTGGACAAGAAGGCGTTGATCGAAGCGTTCGGTGAAAAGATCATCGCCCCGTACCTGAAGGTCACGACCTACAAGGTGGTCAAGATTGTGGAGAACTGAAATGCCCAAGCATGACCGCACCCTGTTCCCCACCCGCACCCCGATGTGGCGGGTGCGGGACATCATCAAGCACCTCGGCGGCGTCGGTGGCGTCACCGAGAAGCTGATGGCCAAGGGCTACCGGCCCCCCAACGCCGACGCCATGCAGGGCTGGGTCACCCGCAATTCGATCCCCTCGCCGTGGGTGTACCCGGTGCTGGGACTGGCGATGGACGAGCAGCTGATCCGCCACCCGGAAGAGCTGCTGCTGAAAGAGACGATGTGATGCGATGGGACAACGACCTCGCCTTGATGTCGTTCGGCGCGGCTGCCGCTTCCGTGCTTGTGGTGTTTCTGTTCTTGGAGCTGGTGCGGTGATGTTGTTTGTAGCGGCACCTGCTGCTGTTTTCTTTCCTCTGCTGTTCATGGTCCCGCTGGGTTCGACCTGGATGGTGGTTGTGAACGCGATAAATGAGGAGCAGGTGCAATGACCGGGCTTTATGCGGATTATACGATAGGCGATTTTCTGAAAGGCGTGTTCTGGTTGCTCGCGCTTGTCGTAGGCGCTTGCGCTCTTAACGGTGTCTGGTGGCCTTTCTGGTACGCGACACTGCCAGTAACCGCGCCGCTGTTCATGCTCTACATGCTGTTCGATAGCGGAACTATCGTGATTACCCCGATGGTAATCGTGATCGGTCTTCTTGTCGCAATCCTGATCAAACTGGAAAAGCAATGATCTTCGCCGCCGTTGACCCCGGTGCGGTGCATGCCGCGATCGCCCTGTTCCAGCACGGCCATCCGGTGTTCGTGGACGACATCCGCGCCACCAACGGTATTCTCGACAGCGTGGCGCTTGCCAAGGCTTTAGCTGACATGAAGGTCAGGCACGTCGTGGTCGAGAACGTCCACTCGATGCCGCGCCAGGGCATGTCCTCGACCTTCCGGTTCGGGATGGGGGTCGGCATCATCCACGGCGTGATCGGCGCCTTGCAATTACCGCTGACGTTGGTCGCTCCCGCGAAGTGGAAGGGCTTCCACGCCCTGATCCAGCGCGACAAGGAGGCGGCGCGGCAGCTGGCGATCCGCCGCTGGCCGCACCTCGAAAGCTACCTTGCCCGCAAGAAGGACGTTGACCGTGCCGAGGCTTTGCTGATCGGCGATTGGTTTTTTGTCAACCATGTCGTTCCGCGCACCCCCGAGGTATTCGCATGACCGCCGCCCTGTTCCCCTGCCAGCAGCAAGCCGTTGCGCGCTTGGTCAGGGGCGAGCCGGTCTATCTCGCCATGGACATGGGTCTGGGGAAGTCGCGGACCTTCATCGAGGCGGTCAAGCAACGCAACGCCCAGCGGGTACTGATCCTGTGCCCGGCGTCGGCGAGATTGGTCTGGAAGCGCGAGATCAGGCGTTGGGACCCTGACGCTTCGATCTCGTTTGTGGACCGCCCCGAGCACCTCTCGACCAAGGCCCGCTACACCGTCGTCACCCACGGCCTGCTCAGCCAGCGTAACGGCACCGTGGTCGACGCCTTCAGCTTCTCGCCGCCATATGAAATGACCGCGATTGACGAGGCCCATGCTTTCAATGCGCCGGACACCTTGCGGGTCAAAGCGTTGAAGCGGCTGCCGGGAAAGTTCGGCTACATCATTCCCTTGTCGGGTACACCGATCCGCAACCATGCCGGCGACATCTACAACATGCTCAGCCTCTGCTACCCGCAAGGGTTGAAATCCGGTAACGGCAGCATCATGCATCGGCTGGCGTTCGAGGATCAGTTCTGCCGCGTCGCCAGCAAGGTATTCAATGGCCATCATGTGCGGGTGATCGAAGGCAGCAAGAACCTTGAAGCGCTTAAAATCCGGATTGATCCATTCATGATCCGGGTGCGCAAGTCCGAGGTATTGAAGGACCTGCCGCCGATCCTGTGGGACCACGTCGCGGTGCCGGTGGAGACCAGCGTTCCGATCGACTACGGACTGATGAAGGACATCACCAGCACCCTGGCGCTGGCGCACGGTGCCGAGGCTGAGCTGCTGGCAACACTGAGCAAGGAAGCCCACATCATGAAGCTGCGGCGGCTGCTCGGGCTGGCCAAATTACGCGGCGCTTGCGACTACATCGTTGACATGCTCGACAATCTGCCCGGGGACCGCAAGCTGCTGGTGTTCGCGGTGCATGCCGACGTGATCAGATCGTTGAAGGAGCACCTCGGCGAGTACAGTCCTGCGGTGATCACAGGCGACACCAGCCCCAAGGACCGCGAGCGCGAGGTGGACAAGTTTCTCAACCAAAGCTCGTGCCGGGTATTCGTGGGCAACATCATGGCGGCCGGTACCGCGCTGACATTGGTTGGGCCGAACTGCCGCTGCTCGGACGTGGTGTTCGTGGAGTCCTCGTGGACCTCGGCTGACAATGCCCAGGCCGCCTGCCGCATCCACCGGATCGGCCAGCACGACGGCGTGGTAGCGCGGATGCTGACCACCGACCACGCGGTGGACGAATTGATCCACCGCATCCTGGTGCGGAAAGCGCGCGAGTTCAGCCAACTGTTCGACAGCAAAGGAGAAGTGCAGTGATACGTTTGACGTTCGAAGGTGAAAGCTATCCGGCTTTGTTTGCAGCGGTAAAGGAGTTTCTCGCAGACTACCGGATCGGTTTGAACGAACAGCCTGCGGCCCCGCCACCGGTATCACCGAAGCCCGAGAAGAAGCCGAAGCCAGATGCCAAGGAGCGGATGGCGAAGGTGCGTGCCGCCAAGGCGGCCAGGAACAAAGCCCCGCAGTCCGCCGCACAGTACGACAAGGAGATCCATCTGGTGGTGGAGCACGAGCCCAAAGCAAAGGCCGAGCCACTTCCGCCGTCGGACCCTCGCTCCTCGGACAAAGCCTGGGAGGCAGACAAGCAGGCGAAGCTCGAAGGCCCGGACCCGTTTGACGAGCCAGAAACGATCGATCCGGCCAATCTCGTCGCGCTCAAGGTCAGGACCACCGAGGACCTCCAGGCCGCCTACTCCAACGGCAAGCACAAGCAGGTGCTGGCGCTGCTGTCGAAGTACGGCAACGGCGCCAAGAGCTTCCGCGAGCTGCAGATCGAGGACTTTGTGCCGATCCGGAAAGCCATCGACGACGGGGCGCTGGCGTGATGGCGTGGTACAACGAAATAGACCCTTACGCGGCGGACTGGCTCCGCAACCTGATCGGGGAAGGACTGATTGCGGATGGCGAAGTCGATACGAGGTCGATCGCGGATGTCAGGCCCGGCGACCTCGCCGGCTACACCCAGTGCCACTTCTTCGCGGGCATCGGCGGCTGGAGCCATGCCCTGCGGCTTGCCGGGGTCGGCGACGACAGACCGCTCTGGACCGGCTCCTGTCCGTGCCAGCCGTTCTCGCTCGCGGGCAGGCAGCAGGGCTTCGACGACGCCCGCCACCTCTGGCCGGCATGGGAAAAGCTCATCCGCGAGCGACGCCCTGCAATCGTCCTTGGAGAGCAGGTTGCGTCTGCTGCTCGATGGCTCCGACTTGTGCGAAGTGATCTGGAAGCCATGGGCTACGCCGTGGGGGCAATCCCTGTCGAGGCCGCGAGCGCGGGTGCGGACCACCTTCGGGACCGCTACTGGTTCGTGGCCAACGCCGACACAGCGCGACTACAAGGACGGCAGCTATTGCCCGAACGTGCCGGTCAACGGACTGCTGGGGCGGATGGTGTGGCCAACGGCGGCAACATGGTCGACGCCGCGCGCCTCGCCGAACGAAAACCGCACCACCAGAGCGACACCAGCGCAGCTCGCGGGCAAGCACGGTCAGTATCTGGTGGTGCAGGCGATGACCTCCAGTGGGTCATCGGCGCCGACGGCAAGGCGCGGCGCGTTAAACCCGGAATTCGTCTGCTGGCTGATGGGGTACCCAACCGCGTGGCTAAGCTGCGCGCCTTCGGCAACGCCATTGACCCGCGCCCGGCCGCCGCGTTCATCCGCGCCGCCCTCGACTGTTGAGGACCGTATCATGACCTCTCACGCAGCCTGTTCGCCTTCATCGGCTGCGATGTGGCTGGCGTGCCCCGCGAGTGTTACTCTGACGAGGGACATTCCCCGCACCTCGTCCAAGTATGCTCGCGAGGGCACGGCGGCCCATCATGTCGCCGAGATGGTGCTGAACGGCGACGTGTTCCTGCCCGACAGGATCAAGGTCGAGGACGAAGAGTTCATTGTCTCGGTCGGGATGTGCCGGGCGCTCAACCCTTACATCTCCTACGTGCAGCGGCTGATGAAAAAGCGCAAGCGCGGCTGTGACGAGTACACCGTCAGGCTGGAGCAGCGGATCCTGGTCCCGGACACCGACGATCTGGTCTGGGGCACGATGGATTGCGGCGCCTGCCCCCGCGATGACGGGAAGCCGTTGATCATCGCCGACCTCAAATACGGCAAGGGCCACCGGGTCAACCCGGACACCCCGCAGCTCAAGCTGTACGCGCTGGGCTTTGCCGCGCAGATGGGTGCCAACGAAGCTCAGCGCGGCGTCAACCTCTTGATCTTCCAACCGCGGATCGAAGGCAACGAGATTTATCGCGAGTATAAAACCACGCTGGGCGAGTTGTGGGACTGGAGTGATTTCGTGATGCGGCCGGCGCTGCTCAGGATACTCGATGGCGACACCACCGAGCATGCCGGCCCGCATTGCCGCTGGTGCGTGCGCACGCGCGAGTGCGCAGCGTTCCAGGCCCAGCATCAAGCCCGTGCCGCGGAGGTGTTTAACGATGCGACAGCTACCTGAAGAACACGATCCGCCGCAGCTGCTGGTGGTGCTGGCGCTTGGGCTTGCGATCTGGATAGCCCTTATCGCTGGCCTGCTCTTGGGGATCAGCTTCCTGCTGAACCATTGACAGGAGATATGAACGATGAAGTAGATGCTCTCGCGTAGTTGAAACCCTCTCACCTGATTAGATTGGAAAACGACAAATGCCCTCACTCAATACCCCCTATGCAACGTTAAGTTTCGTGAACGCGTTCACCCCTCGCCCGAGGGTTGACGGCCCGGCTGTTTATTCCTGCTCGCTGCTTTTCCCTCCGAAGGAGCAGAAGAGCGACGCCTACAAGGCGCTTGAAAAAGCTGTCGAGGAGGCTTGGCGCAAGATGTTCGGCGCCACCGCCAGCATGAAAGGCGCCATGATGCCTTTCAAGGATGCTGGTGAAAAAGCCTATGACGGTTATCTGCCGGGACACACCTACATCTCGCCTTGGTCCAAGAACAAGCCTGGGATCGTCAACGCGAAGGGGGAAGAGATCCTGTTGCCGGAGGAAGTCTGGTCCGGCCAGTTGGTCCGCGCCAACGTGGTGCCGTTCGCCTGGAGCAGGAGCGGCAAGCGCGGTGTTTCGTTCGGCTGGAACCATCTGCAGATCGTCAAGAGCGAGGGCTGCAGGCGGCTCGACGGCAGGCCCACTGCGAGTGACGCCTTCAACGACGGGGTGATCAAGGACGACGATGACGGGCCGTTCTGAATGAAAAAAGAGCCCCGCCGGATTGCTCCAGCGGGGCTTTGAGGCGTCTAGTAACTCGACCAGTATGGTCTTTTTCTTAAACCTTTGAAAGCTTGAAACATGAATGTAACCGAAATAGTCAGTCATTACATTACCGAGCGTGATCTTGGCATGACTATCAGCGATCTCTTGATCGACCACCCGGTCGGCGCCTACACCATTGACAATCAGCTGATCGCAACATCCGCCGAACAGGTGCTGTCGGTGGACTATAACGATCCCACTCACCTCGTGGTCGAGGTCCCGAGCGGGGCGGTGTTCTCGATCAAGATCGCGCAGGTCAAGACCGCAGCCCGCGCCAAGCTGCAGCACGAGCTGTGCGTGCAGCCGAACCAGCCCGAATACGGCCCGAGGAACGTCTGATGAAAAAAGTGTACAGAAAGGATCTTTTAAAACATATCTTTGTCGCTTTCGGCCGTGAAGTCGCGATGGAGTGCGGGCTCATGCTTGGACATACTCCGGGTACGCTGCGCACGTGGTTTTCCCGCTGGCGTGGAGTGCTGAGATGACGCAGGTCTATGTCTGTGACGGCGTGCCGTTTCCCAGTCTCGCAAGCGCACAGCATTTCGCTCAGATGTATTTCAAGCTGATGGGACAGGTGTTGGCGGTCGAGATTGACGAGGCCACGCCTGAGTGTACTCCGGATGTCTATGGCGTGGTGAAGTACCACAAGCCTAACCGCAACACCCGGCGGCAGCGCCGGGCGGCGAAGAAATGCGCGATCTACCTGCAGGAGACCCGCTCATGCCTCCGGTGAGGGTTATCCTGCTCGGCTTTACCGCAACGGCACTGCTGATGTGGTACTTGGTGGTGCAACCCTCGACCGGACACAGCCCGCGGTTTGAGTACAACCTTGAGCGAACCCGATAGAGACGTGCTGCATGTCTCTACCGAGCCTCGACCAGACCGGTTCATGCGGGGCTGCGTCATCGGTGTCGCAGCCTCGCTGTTGTTATGGGCCATCGTCATCATGGGCGTGCTGACGCTGGCACAGCAGCTACGGTGAAGTCGCTGTGTAGGACAGGATCAACAGCGTCAGCACCACGGTGGCGATGCCGGCGATCACGATCCATTTCACGTCCTTGCGCTCGCGTGGCGTCACTTAGGACCCGGCGTTCCTTCCGGGAAGTAGCCCCAACCATATTCCGGATGGTAGCCCCAGCCACCCTCTTCCGGCGGCGGCTTGCCGCCTCCTTCCTGCGGTGGCTCCGGCAATGGCGGCTGCACGATCGGGTGTGAGGGCTGCCCTGGTGAAGGCCAGATCTGCACTGGCGGTCCGCCCGGTTCGACCGGCGGCAGCACGATCGGATGTGACGGCTGTCCGCCGCCACCCCCACCGCCTTGTCCCGGCAGGCCCTGGTCGGGATGTGGCGGTGCTACTCCGCCCCAGTAACCCGGCGGCTGACCCCCCGGTGCGATCGGGTGCGAAGGGTGGCCAGGAGAGGGCCAGATCCCCGGCTGCTGCCCCGGCAGTCCCTGGTCGGGATGCGGTGGAGCTACCCCGCCCCAGAAGCCTGGAGGCTGACCTCCCGGTGCGATCGGGTGCGAGGGTCCTGGCCCTCCGGGCATCGGCCCGCCGCCGACGCCGATGTCGGAAAACGTAAGCACGCCTTGGAATACGACTGGAATAGATGCCATCGGCAGTCTCCGTTTGCTTTACGAGGTTAAGATTACTTGAGGGGAGGAGCTGGATTGTTACGCATTTCATCTTCACTGACCGACATGAAATAACAAGTTTTATAGTCAGTCGTCAGCCGTACCCAATTGGCCATCCCCGCGCCAGGATTTATATCCATTTGTGCACTGGTGTTCTCCCACCAATCTGCTCCCATGTTCGCGATAAGATGCACGTTGGATGAACTGACCTTGATGTCGGCGCAGGAGAACACCGCGTCGACTTCGTCGTTCTCGCTGAAGCTGGCACGGTCGCGATGGTACCAGTGCACATTGCGGCCGCCCTCCTGGGTCGGGCACTTGACGCTGTCATCAGACTGCTTGTCGAAGTCCCAGCTGATTGATGAACCGTTGAAATCGCCGGGGTAGCTTGAGCCGTAGAGCTGATTGTCTGGCTGGTTCTGCGCCAGAAACCATTCGCCGCTCTTCTTCCTGAGCCAGCACTGCTCGTTCTTGATCCAGAATTCGCCCTGGCCGACCGGCTTGCCTTCCTCGTGGTACACTTGCCCCCAGCCGGTGACGGCGTGCCAGCCATCGGGTGGCGGATTGGGGACGGGATCGGTCTTGCCGGAGTACCAGTCCCAGTCGCTCGGCACCCCCATCGGGCGTCCCTCGCTGTTGCCCTTGGTGTTCTGCTTGATGCAGGCGTCGAGCTTCTCGGTGCTTCCACCTCCGCCCCCGCCGCCATTGCCACCGCCTCCGCTGTTGCCGTCGTCGTAGGTCATGGTGCCGCTGGCGTTGGTGAAGGTGATTGTCTGCTGTGCCATTCCTGATCTCCTCGTGTTATCCGGACACTTCTTCGGACCAGATGAAGTCCCAGTCCACCTCGCCCATGCCGTCAATTCCCAGCGCTTCAGCGAGTGCCGGTGAAAGGTCGATCCCCGCACCATTAG